TTGGGCGCAAAATATAAAGTTGAACTTGGAATTGTCCTTCTCTATGAAGAGTGTATGCATGAGTTCCATCAATAAAACTCACACTGTCTTCTGGAGATAACCATGGAGAAATCTTTAATTCATTAGTGACAAACTTAAGATATTTCTCAAGACCAGTCTTTGGTTCAAAATTCCAGGTGTCTATAATATGCATATTTTTTTTATTTTATGCATATTTAGTATCACCATAAATAGTCCAAATTAACACATTGACTTCGTGTATGGATAACTTTGTCAAATTGGCACTTGAAAATGGTGGCAGTATTCACCCACTTATAATACCATCTAAAGATTTAAAGGGTCCAGCACTCACAAATCCTTCAGTATATTTGGATGGTGATAAGGTTAGAGTAAACTTAAGAAATATTAATTATACTCTATACCATTCAGAAAAGAAAAAATATTCTCATCCTTGGGGTCCTTTGGTGTATATTCACCCAGAGAATGATATTCATTTGAGAACTAATAATATCATGTGCGAATTGGATGATAACATGAACATAACCAGGTATGATCATGTAGACACAAGCACACTTGACAAAACTCCAATATGGGAATTTGTAGGTCTTGAGGACTGTAGAATTGTTAGGTGGGATGGCAAACTATACATTACAGGTGTTCGTAGAGATACTACAACAAATGGACAAGGAAGAATGGAATTGTCCGAGTTGGATATAACACCAGAAGGTATAAAAGAAGTTTCAAGACACCGTGTACCCGTTCCTGGAGATGATTTAGGTGACGAAAGTTCTTATTGCGAAAAGAACTGGATGCCTATTGAAGACTTGCCATATCATTATGTTAAGTGGACCAACGGAACTGAAGTTGTAAAATATAATATAGAAACTGGAAAGACTGAACAAGTAGCAATATCTCACTGGAGAGAACTTGGTTGTATTGCTTTGCGTGGTGGTTCTCAAGTAATTCCTTTTGGCGAATATAGATTCTGTCTTGTCCATGAAACATTTCTAAAGAGAAGTCTAGTAGATAGAAAAGACGCTACTTACAGACACAGATTTGTTGTGTGGGATAAAGACTGGAATATTGTAAAAGTATCCAGACAGTTTTCTTTTATGGAAGCAGAAATTGAGTTTGCTGTAGGAATGACTAGATATAAGAATGATTTACTTATAACTTTCGGATTCCAAGACAATGGTGCATATCTTTTGAGAGTAAATAAAGAATTTATAAAGGAGTATATTACAAATGACTGATATGAAAGTTTCCATTATTTGTCCATGTAAAGATAGAGATGAACCATTACAGACTGCGATACATTCATGGATAGCACATGAAGAAGTATCTGAAATTATTATTACAGATTGGTCTTCAAAGAAGTCTCTTGACTACCTTACAAAGATTAGTGATAAGATCAAAATAATAACAGTGAAGGGTGAAGAATACTTCAACATGCAACAACCACTTAACTTAGCATTGAGTGTTGCCACTGGAGATTACATTCTCAAAATGGATACTGATTATATTTTAAATACATACCCCGAGTTTAACTTTTTTAATGCTGTAAATTTGGAAGATGATTCATATTTTTGTGGGGACTATATTACAGAAGATGTGAATGATAGATCTGTTGCTGATAGTCATTATGTAAAGTATTTGAGGGGTGTTTTATATGTAAAGAGAGAACACTTACTAAAAATAGGAGGATATAATGACAATTTTGGAGATTACTATGGAAATGATGATGGTGAAGTTAATCAAAGGTTGAGTCTTCTTGGTTTAAAGAGAAGGACTTTTGATTCGCAATGTCCATATTTTACAATGATTCATATGCCACACAAAAACAAGAGAAGATATGAAAACTTTAAAGCATTTAACGTAGACAAGACGGAAGAAAACTTGATTAGGTCTCAACTATCAAATAACTGGAGTGGTGACCCTTTAGAATGGCAATTGGAATACATTTTAGCAAATAGGCATATTCATATAAATCAAACTCAACAAAATCCACAGTCTTATTATGTTGAACCTAAAACTAAATGGAAGACAACCAAAATAAGTGATCAAATGTTTTTTGCTGAAAAGATTGGAGGTTGAGTTGAATGTCTTTAATATCAGTTACAGAGTCTGTTAGGTCAAACAACTTAGATGTGAAAGGAGTTATTCATATCGGTGCTCATTATGGTGGATACGATGGAGAAGAGATAAAGGAATATGTTGACCTAGAAGCAAAAAGAATTGTATTGTTTGAACCATTAAAAGAAAACTTTAGAGTTTTATATAAAAACTCAGAAAAGTTTAATTTAAATAAAATAGAACTTCACAATGTTGCTTTGGGTAGTCATTGTGGTTTGATTGAAATGAATGTTTCTAGTAATGATGGACAAAGTAGTTCTATATTAGATCCAACTATTCATTTAGATGCTCACCCAGAAGTTTCATTTTTGGGTAAAGAAGAAGTCGGCATAAAAACCTTGGACGAATATAATATCAATGACTGTAATGTCATGGTTATTGATGTTCAGGGATATGAGTTAGAAGTTTTTAAGGGAGCAGAAAAAACTTTAAAGAAAGTTGATTGTATTTTTTGCGAAGTTAATAATGAGGAACTATACAAAGGAACTCCAAGAGTTGAAGAAATAGATGAGTATTTAAGTCAATATAATTTTAAAAGAGTAGAGACGAAATGGTGGAATAATAATCTATGGGGAGATGCTCTTTACATTAAAGAAAAGAATAAACTAACAAACTTTCCATTAACTTTTTTTGTAAGTTTAAATGAAAGTGAAGATAGAAGAAAAAACTTATTAAATCAGTTTAAGGAATATAACTTTGATAAGTATGTCGGCATTTTATCTCCAAGGTTTAAAGACTGTAAAGATGAAGTTATTGGAGCATATGCATACACACTCAATGATGGAACTAAAGGTTGTTGTGTTTCTCATTTGAAAGCAATTTCTATTTGGTATAACAATACAGATGAAGAAATTGCTTTCTTCTGTGAAGATGACTTATCTTTAGAAACTGTCAAATACTGGAACTTTACTTGGGAGGAGTTTATAGAAACTCTTCCTGATGATGCTGAATGCGTTCAACTTCTTACTATTAGAGATGACTTTGATACATTTGAATTGAGAGATAGAAAGTGGAATGACTGGGGAGCAACAGCATACATTATGACTAGAAAGTATGCTAAGAGGATACTTGATCATTATATCACAAAAGACTCAAAATACAAACTTGAAATACCAAACTCTGATGCTCAACCACTTGTAGAGAATATTCTTTTTACAAATATGGGTAAAGTTTATACCATTCCTTTATTTGTGGAAGAAAACAAGTTTCAGTCTACTTTTGATCCGGGTGATGATCTAGATGTGAAAGGAGGTCAAAAGAATAATCATTATATTGCTAGTAAAACTGTATTGGACTATTGGAAAGGTAAAATGAAAAAATCAACTTTAGAGCAACTTTTAACTGAATATGGGTTGGACACAGAAAATCCAGAGATAAACTTTAAAGTTGGTCTTGAATATGAAAGACTTGGACACAATGCTCCAGCACTCTCATTCTTCTTAAGAGCAGCAGAGAGAACTGAAGACGATCTTCTTGCTTATGAGTCTCTCATACATGGTTCAAACTGTTATGACAGGCAAGGAACTAGAGATACAACTGCTAAAGGACTTCTTCAACAAGCATTGTGTATTCTTCCCAATAGACCTGAAGCATACTATTTGATTAGTAGGTTTTCTGGTAGAAGAAACTGGTGGCAAGACTGCTATATCTTTGCTGATCAAGCACTCAGAGTTTGTGACTTTGAGTGTGAACCATTATCAACTGATGTTGAATATGTTGGAAGATATTCTCTTATTTACTTAAAGGGAGTTGCTGCTTGGTGGTGGGAAAAGGTAGAAGAATCTAAAGAACTCTTATTGGATATACTCAATAACCATGAAATGAATGAAGAGTTTAAGAATCTAACAATAAAGCAGTTAGAACTTATGGGATACAAAGCAGAGATAAAAACAACTCCAAGACTAAGTATTCCCTTGAAGAATGGCATTGAAAGTTTAAGTAAGATTCTTAAGAGTATAGATTGTTCTATTGAAGACTTGAATATTGATGATGGTGGATATAAGGAACTATCAGAGTATTTGAATGAACTAAGTATAACTCAAAACTGACCCCTTGACAAGTCACTGGATTGTCTGTAGAATACCTTTGTCAGGGTTGATGGGACATCTATGAGCTCTGATAAACACTTAAAGATCTTTTGAAATTTTTATGAAAACCAAACGTAAGTTTGTAAATGCCTTTCCTAAGAGTTCTAGTGCAAAGAATTACTTTGACCATAGAATGAGTTCTCTTCATGGTATGGAAGTTATGGAAGAAACTGATGACCAGTTCTATTTGGTTTCAATCAATCAAAGATGTGGTTTTTGGTGTGGTAAGAAAGGAAATGATCACTGGAAGATTACAAAGTAATCATAGATAGTATTATAGTATGGTAAGTATGCCATGTTCACTTTAATTGCTGTTGCAGTTATTTCATGCTCTGATGCTAATGCTATTATAAGGAGAGTTTATAATAACAGTTATCTTAATGATACTGAAAAGAAGGAATTAGTTGACACTGTTCTTTCTGCGACTTCTCCTGACTGTTCTATTTCACAAAAAACAAAATGAAAGACCAAAACCGCATTACAGAACCAGAGTCTAAAGAAATTAAATGGAACAGAGGTTTAGACTTGTTTATTGAGTCTGTATATAAACCAGATTCAGAACTTCGTCAATGTGCTCACAATCAGATGTGCTATAATGAGTTAATGGAAATTCGTTCTATTGTTCTAGAAAATCTTAAAACCTTGAGGAAATGACTGAAAGAACACATAAATGGAGAGAAATCTTCAGTGAAATTACAGCAGACAATGGATACTATGAGTTTGGTAAAGTCAACTTTTACAATCTCACTTCGCTAATCGAAGATCTTTATGTTAAAATTGAAGAACTTGAGGAGAAACTCAATGACAAAGGAAATTGACCCACAAAAAGTTGACTTGCATCATCAATATATTAAAGGTCGTCTCGCTGATATAGTTGGAGAGTATCTTGATGATGATAACTATTCTTGTTTGACATTTATTAATGATCTGAATAACGCTGTAAAAGAATGGGAAAAATACCATAAAAAGAAGCATGATAAGGCATCAGCAGTTTTGGCATTTATTGCTGGACCTTCTGATAATTTAACGGGAGGTATTACTTGTTCTGATAGTAGCATCATTCACTTCAATTATACTGAAGAAGAACTGAATGCAATGTGCGACAAAGCAGAATCGGACCAAGAAAAAGAAAGGTGTCAAGATTATAATCTGCGTGAAGCAGAATATTATAATCAACGTGCTAAACTTGACATTGCGTCTACCAAGAAAGATTGGGATGATTTTTGGGAGCACAAATGAAGGAAGTTAATTTGTTTCCTTATGAAACCTTTGGGATTCGATTGGAGCACAAAGATGACGGTAAAGTCTGTTGGTTTTCTTGTCAGGAACACCTTGACAAGTACATAGACAGACATAAACTTAAACCCAAAGAAGTCAAACTTGATTATAAGAATGACAAGCAAGTTAAAAAAGTTAAAGTCAACAAAACGGTCCTAAACTCCAAACCAAAATGTCTGAAGAAATGAAACTTCACTTGGCACTTGTTCAAATTGACAACCTGTCACATTTATTTGAAGGAAATGAATTTGAACAGTTTCTACACAACAAACTTGTAAGTGTAGAAGTAGAAGTTAAACGTCAACTCTCAAAATACCAAAATGCCTGAAGAAAAACAATTTTATGATGATGGTGCTTTCTATGTGGAGCAGTCACGTTGGAAAATGTGGAACTCCTACGATAAAGACGGAAAATGTATCCTCACATCACTTACTGAAGAGCATTGCGTAAGAGCAACAAGATTCTATCTGAAAGGTGTTCAAGAAGGTTGGGGAGATTCAGTTACTCATGAAGGAACTGTTGGCGGAAAACTCTAACTTATGGTATAATAATAACAATTACTAAAGAATTATGGCAACTCGTACATTTGTAAGCACCAAAGGTGATAGTTGGGAATGGGAAGAAACCCCAGAAAGTATCAAGGCACTTGAAATCTACTGGCAAATTGTAGAAGAAAATAAAAAGAATGCTGGTTGACTTTAGGAAGATAGTTGGGGAATATGACCCAGAACGTCCTGCATTAGATCTTACAACACCATGGTACGAGTGGAACTCTTACTGTGAATGTTGTAGGAGTTTGAATGCTCCAGGTCAACCACGTTTAGGTAGATTTATGGCATTTCAGAGTTATTTTAAATACATAGGAGTTTAAGTAGAACTAATGTCACTAAGCAATTCTGTAGAAGAAAGTTTGAAAGAAGCAGAATCTAGTCTTCGTAATGCTCTAGCATTCGCAGCAAGACAAGAAAAACCATTTGTTTCGAGAGAAATCTCTGAAATGATCTGTAAGATTGATAATCTGCGTAAAGCAGATAAAATCATTGATAAAATTGAGAACCGTATGAAGGACGGTGGAGATAATAATGGATTGTTTGGCACATTCTTTGGTTAAGTTTCATTTAGCAATCCCAAAGAGAATCTTAAGAAAACTTCATTCTTGATTAAATAGCAGTATAATATCAGGAAACGCACACAAACTATGACACTGACTCAAGAAGAGTGGAAAGAGTTGAAAGATCTTAAGAGAGCAATTAATGAGTATCCTGCTTCCGTTCACTGGGATAAGATGGAACGTTTTGGTTATCTTATGGTGAAAAGTTTGAATGGCGATTGTGAGAAATATCAAACAATCAAGACCAAATAAACCAGTAAGTCAAGTGGCACATACCACTTGACTTTTTTGTTAAATGGGACTATTATCTAAAAGTAATACCAAAGAGGTAAATGGCACAGAAATTCTTATACGTCGTTGATCATTTTGTCCCCTTTCCAAGTTCCGAATATGGTGGGGTTTGGAATGTAATCGCAAAAGACGATGATGAATGCTTCGATCTCATTAAAGACTACGATGGGGGTTTTAACGAAGAGTTTTATGTAAACTTGCGTGATAGAGTTGTAAACTCACGTAATTATCCTCTGTCTTCTAATGAAGAATCGTGTGTAGTTGAGTCCTTTACCACCTAATGGCAGAAAAAATGTCAAGAACTGATGCTCTAGTTTTTCATCTCAAGAGAGAACATGCAAATCAAGTTGACTACTTGAGGGAGCAAATACTAAATCAAAAGAAAGAAATTGAGTTTCTAAAAAACCAAATAAAACTTATAACAGAAGGCAGAACTTACGATTGCTAAAATGACTGATAAAGAATTAAACATATACATCCTCGAAGACTTTTGTTGCACAAGAATGGACGAACTTGTTGAAGAAGACAGGTTTGACGATTCTCATGCTATCTTCCAAGAGTTTATGTTTGATTGCGACAAAAAAGACTACTTCTTTCTTGAGGACTTAACTAATGTTTGTTGAAGGTGCCGAAGTAGAATATGATGGTCATTTTGGTGTTATTGCATTTATATGTGATGACTATTCAGTTCTTAAACTTCCAGCAGTAGGAAAAAATAACAACCCAGCAAGATTGCTTATATTTAAGCAATATTATTCAAAAGTAACCGTATTAAAAGATAGTGGGAGGTAAAATGTCAGAAGAAATTCCTTTATATGATCTCCAAGAAGAGTTGACAAATGGATGGTTTACTGTAAATGAGGGAAAAAATTTAAATAAAGAAGACTGTACTAACCTATACAATACTTTACTTCGACAAGGAGTAAACCCACGTAGGTTAAAGATAGTTAGAGTTGCTTAGGACACCCGAATAACTGGCACAGACCCCTTGACTTTTGGTTGAGGGGTCTGTATTATTTGTATATTGATATTTTTATTGATGATTCAACTCCGACCACATCAGTCTCGCGGTTGTGACGCGATGATTGTGAATGATAAGGGTCAAATCATTGTACCTACTGGCGGTGGTAAGACCCTGACTATGATTATGGATGTTAAGCGTATCCTTGATATTCAACCACAAACTATTGTTGTAGTTGTTCCTCGTATTCTGCTCATTGAGCAGATCTGCCATGAGTTTCTTGAAGTTATCGACACCAAGAATGTTCATGTGATGCATGTGCATTCTGGAATCACACGTCATTTCAGTAGCACAAGACCCAAGCAAATTCATATGTTTGCGAATGTTGCTCGTACCGCTGGTGAGAGTTGCATTATCTTCACAACTTACAACTCCCTCAATCGTATTCAGCAGGCAGACATTGAGGTCAATACCATTTACTTTGACGAGGCACACAATAGCGTAAAGAAGAACTTCTTTCCTGCTACTGAGTTTTTCTCCAATGAAGCAGATCGTTGCTATTTCTTTACTGCAACTCCTGTTCACTCTGTTGCCACTAACAAACCCGGCATGAATGACGCTGAGGTTTATGGTAATGTGATCTGTAAGGTTCCTGCTCCTGAACTTGTTCAGGGTGGATTTATTGTTCCCCCCAAGGTATCTGTAAGGCAGATTGATATTGCTTGCTCTAACGCCTTTGAGAGGGACTGTAAGCACCTTCTAGACACTGTTGAGGGTGAATATATCACCAAAGGTCTAATTTGCGCAAAGTCCACTAAACAGATCGTTGGACTGATGTCTAACACCAGTTTCCTTCAAGAAATGCAAGAGCGTGGTTATTCTGTGCTCTACATTACTGCTAAGACTGGTGCAGTTATCGACGGCAAGAAGGTCAATCGTGAGGAGTTCTTTGACACTCTGAACGCATGGGGTAAGGATAACTCTAAGAAGTTTGTAGTTCTACATCACAGCATCATTTCTGAGGGCATTAGTGTCTCTGGTCTTGAGGCAGTTGTGTTTATGCGTTCTATGAACTATATTGGTATTCTACAGAGTGTAGGTCGCACACTGCGCCTACACCATGAGGACGCCAAAGGTATGCGCGAAGGTTCTATTCCTGCTGGTCAGTATCAGCTTTATCGCAAACCCTTTGGTAAGGTGATTATTCCTACCTACGACAAGGTTGGCATCACAACCGCCAAGAAAGTTCAAAACGCACTTGACATTGTATTTCAGCAAGGTGAGGTGTGCGAAACCGTAATCAAGAGGTGACTATGAAACCCTATTCAAACTCAACTATTCTATCAAACCAACCACTAGGAGGTTTTATTGTGGACAATGGAAAGTATGCTGTGGTTCCTTATTGTAACCAGTTGATGGTTATTCACAATGGAAAGCAACTTAAAGTGTGCTTGAGTGAGCAGAGTGCCCGTAAATACATTGAGAGACATCGTAAAGGTAAGTCACAGGCAAAACTACCTGTCGATTAAAGTTACTCACCTCTTGAGTGTTCCTATGGTGTGAAGGTTGACAAAAACATTCACACCCATTAAAATAACAAAGTATTCAACGATCAATTAAGTTCGAGAATCTTATGAAACAATTTTGGCAAGAAGTTCTTCTTCTCCCCTACAAACCCAACAGTCAAGATAATCCTCTTCATGAGAAGCAGGTTATGGAATTGCTTGACAAGTTTGGTTATAATTATGTTTACCAACCTAATGGTTCTCAGAACTCACCTGATTTTAGGGTGTCTCTTCCCAATGGTCGTGTGGTTGACATTGAATGTAAATCGTCTAGTCAACCACACCCAACATACAATGGTGGTTTACCCAAAAAGGGAGTTTGTTATATTTTTAGCAGCAAAAAATATAACTCCACCACTATATTTTTTGCTGATGATATTATCACAGAGCGTAAGCGTGAACTCTATTCTCAACTGGTAGAAGATCTCAACTCTGTTCTTAAGACATATCAAATCGATGAAGAGTGGCAAAACGATGAGCGTGGATTTGACTTTTATGTTAGAAACATGTACACTCAAACAGGTAAAGGTAAAAAAGACTATTTCAAACATAAAGACCGTTCTAGGTGCGAATTAAATGTTCTCAATCACAACTGGTAATTCTCAAGAGGTTCTCTCCATTTATGGGGAGAACTTTTTTCATTCATGTATAACTGACCCGCCTTATGGTATGGGTATGGATCACTGGGATCATTCTGTTCCAAGTGTAGATATTTGGCGTGAAGTTTATCGTGTTTTGCGTCCAGGCGCTTTCTGCCTTGCGTTCTGTTCTCCAGAACTTTATCATCGTCTCGCTGTTAATGTGGAGGATGCTGGTTTCTCTATCAAAGACCAGATAATGTGGATGACTACAACCAAAATGCCTAAACATAATCGTCTGAAACCTGCTCACGAACCTATTGTGGTGGCACAAAAACCATTCAAGGGTACGGTCAAGGACAACTTTGAAAAATGGGGATGTGGCACGATTAACGTTACTGACACTCGCATACCATGGGATAAGAAACCTCCTACTGGTTGGGTTGCTCAAGGTGCTAAGCGTCGCACATTCGGTAAGGATGGCAAGACTACAGGCACCCAAAAAGAGTTTGGTACTGTGGATGCTAATCCTGATGGACGTTATCCCTCCAATATCATTGGTGAGGTGATGCCCGAGCACCAAAAGTATTTCTATGCTCCAAGAGCAACAAGAAAGGAAAAGGGTGAAGATAACGACCATCCTACAGTCAAACCTATCAGTTTGATGGAGTATCTTATCAAAATCTATTCTCCCGTCAATTCTACGGTGCTTGACCCATTCTGTGGCAGCGGTACAACTGGAGTTGCCTCTCTACAGCAAAATAGAAACTTTGTTGGAATTGACCTAGATGAGCATTATTGTGAAATATCAAGAAACAGGTGTGAAGAGGTGGTAAAACTTCCCGTCGATTAAAGTTACTCACCTCTTGAGTGTTCCTTAGGTGTAAGGAGCAAAACCTTCTATGTACGACGAACTTTGGCAAGAGATTCAGGATATGCCTGGAGAAATCTATGACATTCCTGAACTCAAAGATGATGAAGAAGGTGACTATTTCACCGATTACATTAACTCTAACTACGATTACTGATTAAACTAATGTATTTTCACGACATTCTCCGCCAACTTCAAGATCTCCGCAAGACTTGGAGGAATCAAGACTTTCACTACACACGGGAACAAAAAGAACAGTATGAAATGCTTGTAGAACTTCGTCGTGCTCGCGTAGCACAATTCTATGAAGAAGGTCGTGTTTCTGTTACAAAACCAAAGTCCCGTAAAGTAGAGGAAGAAATTTGATATGAGAGGTCTTTATGACCTCTTTTTTCGTATTTTCATAAATAACTGAAAGTATTGTAGTTCAGTTTATAACCCAATGGCGATCTCATTCCAGGAATTTTTGTCTATCACCGAAGAACTAAAGAAAGTAACATCCAGAGAAGTGTATGATGACGGCGGATTTAGGGTAACTGCCAACAGACCAGATGAAAGAATTGGGCGGGATAGAAGATTGCCTTCTGGCGTTTCAAAGAGAGTGAAAGCAGTAGGTGGCGGAAAATTAGAACCAGAAAAAGAAAGGGGAACAAGAAGTGATGCAGGAGTTGCGAGAGGTGCTAACAGTCCTGCACCTAATAGAAGTAAAACTACCGCTGCTTCTACTGCTTCAGTAGAAGCAGGAACTGCTGGCACTAAGGGTAGTGCAGCAATGGACAAAAAAGCATTGCAGCGTAAGGCATATTTGGAGCGTAGGGCAAGAGAAAGGGGTGAAAAGCAACCAGAAACAGCAGATAAAGCAATTTCTCAGGCAGCACCAAAATCAGAAGCACCTAAAACAACAAGAACAAATCGTAAGTGGAGAGGTGCTGAAGGTGAAAGATTGACACGCCAAGAGAGAGACAAAGCAAGAAACGCAGAAAAAACTGCAGCAAATCAAAAAACTAAGAAAAGTGCTAATGAAATCTTAGCAAAGATGCGTAAAGATTTTGAAGAAAACGGTGGAACATGGAATAGTAAAGTTGCTGTTCAAATGAGAGCAAAGGCAAAAGCAGCAGCAAAAGCGTCTGAAAGTTGAGCGCAATTAAAGTTACTCACCTCTTGAGTGTTCCTTAGGTGTAAGGGTTCAACATTATGACTGCTACTCTCTCTGAGTTTTCTGCACAACAAGATGCACGCAACACCAACCAACTTAATGTAACAAAGTGGAGTTTGATTTTGTGCGACACTCTCACAGAGCGTGCTCCTACTTCTGTTGGTTATGAATATACTTTTCAACTAGATTCCTCTGGTCGTAAGTATCACAAGATTTTTATGTATATCAATGGTAAGCGTGACAGTATTCATGCTTTCATTGATAAAAAAACTGGTTATGTGTATAAACCTGCCAGCATCAAAGCGCCTGCCAAAGGTGTTCGTTACAATTTGTTCATTATCACTGAGCGTGAGGAACTGCTTGAGAAGTGTGATTGGGCAGGTAGTTATCTTTATCTGCGATGATATACTTTCTCATCATAAGTGCCGGTGTTGGTTTCGCCTTCTTGGCACTTTTCTCTCCCTGGTTTAATCATTTGGACGACATCGAAAAGTTTTGAGTAGGTAAAAACCACCATTGCCAGAAAGCATAATCTCTGGTATGATACGTTATGTTCCCTTAAGGTTTGAGAACTATGAATGATCAACGTCACTTTCACACCGAATCTGAGCGTCGTCAACTGGACGGAGTTCTTCACGACGCTGACACAAACGGTTGGAACATTTCCAAGCACAACCGTATGAAATCCCGTGTAAACAATTTGCCAGACCATTCTCTTATTTCTGACGACGAAATGTGTGCGTAATTAAAGTTACTCACCTTCTGAGTGTTCTTTAGGTGTAAGGAGCACACTCAAACATGAAAACACAAGATCCTCGCACATTGTTTGCTGATGATGAGTTCACTTTCTTTCGACTCAATCTTCTCAAAGAAGTTGACCGCTTGAGTGTGTATCACTCTGATAGGTATCAGAAAGAAAAGGAACTCAAAAAGGCAGACGATTGCCTCACCTATCTGATGAACTATCGCTCTCACCAACCAGAGTTTTGAAACTCTGTAAACTATTACCTTTTTTAAAATTATGCAAGTCAAAGTCGATCTCTACGTTGCTGGTAAAGTCTTCTCTGAAACTGTGGTGGCAGAGAACTATCAACATGCCCAACAAATTGCATTGGCACGTAATCCTGGTGCAAAGATTGTCGGTTGCACTGCTGTATTTAAGTGACAACCAATTAAAATTACTCACCTCTTGAGTGTTCTTTAGGTGTAAGGAGCACACTTCATTATGACAAATCCAACAACTCTTCAATCCGTAAAGTATCTTCAAGAGGTTTACACTCTTGAAGAACTGAAAGACATTGTGGAGCACGGTTGTTCTTCTGGTCTTGCGCGTGAGCACATTTATTATCATCAAACATGGGACTTTTACCTGAAGTTTGAGGATGAAGTTGAGGATGAACTTTTCGCCACTTATGGTGAAGAATATATTGAGTATTTCTCTAGAGATGGTGTCACTTCTGTTCGCCAACTTGTGAACGATATGGTCTGGTCTTTTATTGAACTCGTTGCACAAGATATTATCAATCAAGACTGAACAGTTAAAGTTACTCACCTTCTGAGTGTTACTTAGGTGTAAGGAGCACACATTATGCCACTCTCCAACAAAACAGTTTCTAACATTGCTAACGCTCTCAAAAGTGAGGTTATCGACCACATTTATGCGAATGAGACTTATGCCTCTATGATGCAACAACTGGTATGTGAGGCACTTGATGCTACAATGGGTGAAATGGACGACGATCTCTATTTCGACCTCGCAATGGTTCTCTTTGACAGTATCGAACTGAAATGAACACAATGACTAACAATCCTACTCCAGAACAGTTCATTGAAGCACTTAATCGCTGGAAAATGACACCTGAAGAGAGAGAACTTGCTGACAAGAAAAAAGTAGAGGAGGACGCTGCCTACGTCATCGTTTCCTTTGTTGTTCTCTTTGGTGCTCCAACTATTATTTGGGCAGCACTTGTCTACCTAGTTGGTTTTGAGGTTGCATGGTTAAAGGTATTTGGTGTTTACCTAATCTTTAACTTGGTCAAGAACATTATTAGAACCAGTTTTAAGAAATGATGCCTTTCTTCACAAAACTTTCTATCGGTTTTGATAGTTTCAAAGATGCACTTTATTGGTGGGTTGGTAACATGACAATGGAAAATCATCACCTTTTTCAACCTACTGATGTGGCAGCATTTTGGGTTGAGTTGAATAGTGGTTATTATCAACTTCACCCAGAAGAGTACACTAAAATCTTCTTCACTTTTCCTGAGGTCTATCACATTAACTGAGAAATGAAAGTTTCCTACATCTTTCTGGCATTCATAGGCATTCTGATGTATAATGCCTTTCTTGCGCAAAACGACAAGAAAATGCTTGAGGCATATGATAAGATCTGTGCCGAACAAGTTTCCAACCCTAACTGTATCTACGCAAAATGACACCTGACACTCTGAACTTTAATGGCGATGCTACCACCTTCCTTGGTTTGGTTGGTGTTCTTTCAACGCTTCTCATTGTTGTTACTGCTTTCCGTCGCTTTTACAGCAGTCCTTACAATGTTCGCGTAAAAGTTCAAAAAACCGAAACACAAACTACTGAGAACTGATTATGCCAAACGTCGAAGCACTTGCTGAGGAAATGGAACTCACCTGCGACTATTTGGAGGCAGAGTTTATCATTGACGATGAGTTTTGCATTCCTGAGATTTATCTTTATCAAACTGAGGAGCATTTGATAGTCACAACGTTCAACGATTAAAGTTACTCACCTCTTGAGTGTCCCATAGATGTAAGGGGCACACACTTCACCCCACAACATTGATTTTATCATGAAAGGATTCAGTACTAGAATCAAGAAAAGGGTGAATTGCATCTTTGACGGATTGGATGTTGGGCATTGCATTACTGCTCAGGAAATGGGAAGGATTGTTGAGAACTTGACTGAAGAATACGATCTGCAGTATTTTTCCGAGTGTTATCCTTCTCGCCCCAATCGCTCCAAAGGTGTTACGCAAGTTGAATTTCAAATGAAGCAACTTGAACTTATGCATAAAGCAAAGCGTTGCGGAGTTCTAGAATGGGTTAAGATTTGATCCTGCATTTTCTACACTAAACCTTCCACTTTTTCTACAATGGCAACCCGTTCTCGCATTGGTATCGAACTCTCTGACGGCTCTATTCTTTCTGCTTATCACCATTGGGATGGTTATCCTGAGTGGTTGGGTCGTATTCTCACCACACACTACAACACTAAGGATAAAGTATCCGAACTGATTGATGGTGGTGATATGAGTTCTTGCTGGTCTAATCGCACTTGGGAGGGTGAACTTCCTGAGGGTCAATATGCTCCTGAGTATTATTCTCAACGGGGCGAAAATACTCCTCCTCGCCTTGATGCTTTCCTTGGAGAATATCTGCTGCCCGATAACAGCGAAGAGTTTGCATATGTCTTCCGCAATGGTGAATGGGTATGTTATGATATGCACCGGTTTGATGATAGCAAACTGCCTGAGGTTGTTGAGATTCCCAGCGGCGCACTTGCAGTCTGATTAAAGTTACTCACCTCTTGAGTGTCCCATAGATGTAAGGGGCACTCACTTCCCTCCAACCTCTAAACTTATTATGATCAAAAAAGGCGGCAATCCTTCTCCCGTCCAGGTATGTGAAGGTCTCAAAGGTTACAATGTCTGGGTGTATTCCAAAAGCACAATCGGTCCTGATGGTGTAGTTTACCATCACTACAAAACACTCACCGCAAAAGGGAAGTATCACTACAAATCTGATGCTTATGCTGTGGGTTGGTATTACATCAATTCCCGCTATTCTTGGTCTGCATGGCGTGGAACTATCGAAGCACATCGCAGGGAGTTAGCATCACAAACCGTTTGACCAATTAAAGTTACTCACCTCTTGAGTGTTCCTTAGGTGTAGGGGTTCAACATTATGACACAAGAAATGACACAATTCCGCGCTGGTTTCAAAGCAGAAGTTTACTGGGGTGATCAAGTTACTGCTCACCACATGAACACCCGTTCTGTGTATCGTTTCAAGAAGAATGATTCTGTGAGCATTATTCACTCTGCACCTTATAATTCTGATGGTGAGAGTGTTGACCAGTTCAGTGTGCAACACACCCGTGTGCTAGAGTATCACCCGAGCGGTAATGTTTTCCGTTCGGAAACTCAAACCATCGACACCTTTTCTACATGGTTGGGTGCTTACTATTGTGCTCTCGAAACTATTCGTAAAAACAGCAAATGACTGAGACTAAAATGACCTTAGAATTGACTGATAAGGAATACAGAGCACTGCAAGAAATGGTGGATCACTACTATTTCCACCAGCGTGAGGTATATTCTAAGGCACCACCCGAAAAGATTTTCACAAGCACACAATTCGACCTTTTTAGCAAACTCCAAATCAATGACTGAACTTTACAACGAAGTCCTGAACTCTGAAACCATGCCTCTCACTGCTCAACAACTTGATGAACTGAAGTGTAACTATGCTGAGATGGTTGTGGATGATATGGATCTCAAAACTCTGATGATTATGGCATATGATGTTATTGTGGAAAACCTCAAAGATTATGATGAGGAGGATATGAAAGAGGAGATTGTTGAACTGTATGATGAGGAAATCCTGGAAGAATTGATGCCTTGAGTTATACTTTCACATTTTTCTGCAATGGCACTGCTGCGAATGACCCAGAGCACCTGCGGCAGTTCAAAACGGATTTTTGTGAAAGTGTAAAATAGTAAGTTTCAATTAAAGTTACTCACCTTCTGAGTGTTCCTTAGGTGTAAGGGGCACTCACTTTTCTCCCCCTTCTGAAATTATGTTCGAGACTGCTCTCCAATCCCTGCCACAATTCATCCAAGAAATGGATGCTGATTGGTGCATGGTTTTTGACTGGATGGAGGACCAATGTGGTGCATTGAACGAGGATCAACTTAAAGAAGTTGCTATGATTTTTGATACAACTCTTCTCTGAGTAGTTTACTCTTTTTTTCTCCACTATTTTACTGAAACTCATGCTCAACAATTTGCTCAACGATTTCTTCGATCTGTTTCCCATTTAT